TAGGCATCAGTCCACTGATCCCAGTCGAACAGATTGCTCAGGTCTCCGGTGAGCTGAGACTTGCCTTCCTGGAGGTACAGCGTAGAGAGCGGCTGGGAGACCACGTTGGAGTAAGTCCAGTACAGTCCGGACGCAAGCTTGTCGACAGGCCACATCACGGCACCGGCGACGTTCTTGGTCACACCCCAGCCGGGGATGTGCGACATGGCCTTGTCGATCACGTCGATAGTCATGCTGCCAGCGAACTTCATGCGGTCGAAGAATCCACCCTTGGCCGCACGAGCGGCCTCCTGACCGATCCTAACCGTCTCCGGGTCGGCGAGCTCTGCTCCCTGAAGGTACGCGTCGGGAAGGGTGGAAACCTCCAGAGCTGCATTCGGGTCATTGAACATAGCCTGACTCGCGTCAGCTACGTTGTTCTCCCACCACTTTCCCACGTGAACCCCTTAGATCGAATACTTGACCTGCCTTGCAAGATTGCGAGCGAGGTCGGACTTTCCTGTGTTGGCCATGACTTCGAGTGCGATCACGTACGGTGCAAGACTCTGAATCTGCGGAGTCTGGGCGGAGGAGGACAGGACCTCTGATCCCGCACCCGCACCCGCGTCCGCTCCATCGGTTACCGGAATGTCAGGCATGGCAGACTCCTCGTTGAGTCCGGTGACCTGATTGGCAGGGTTGCCGAACAGGTCGTTGAAGTTCATGCCCGTGACGTCGGTCGCCATCGGGGCGCCCTGAAGCTGCTCCTGGTATTGGGCCTGCTCACCGTAGTCCGCGTTAGGCAGGGAGCGATTAGCTTCCCCTACCGCCTTGTCGGTGCGCTGGCTGAACTGGCCAGGGCCCGCTACTGGAGTTCCCACTAGTCCTCCCAGACGATCTCGAAGAACTTGTCTTCTTCCATCTTGTACTGCCTGTGCTGAAGGAGGGCCGCTGTAGCGGCCTCCAGGGTGTCAGCCACGTTTCGTGTGATGTTCGCAGCAAGGTCGGCAGCAAGGACGATGAAGCTCCACTTCGTATGCTTGAAGGCACTCACGGTCGTATCGATCTGAACTTCATCGTCCATCGCTGTCTCCTTACTTGGCCATCGTCCCGCCACCACGGGTCAGCTTGTTCGGGTCGAACTCGCCGTTCATCACGAGAGAAGCCTCCCAAGGCTTCGGACCGGTGATCTCGCCATTGAACCGGGCATCACCGAGGTTCTGGTCCTGAACATCATAGGGAAGCTCGTGCGGAGCGAGCATCGAGCCCTTCTCCGAACGCCACGCGTTGTCGGGACCGTGGTCACCGGCAAACATCGAACCATCAGACATTAGTTCTCCTGAGTCTTGATCGTGTAGTTACCTGACATGAGCGACTCGTGAATAGCAAGCTGCTCGCAGTGGAAGCACTCGTCACCCTTTTCCAAGGGAACCGTGCGAATCCAGGGCTCGCCGTCTCTCTCGAAACCCTGAATCTTGTATCCATGAGGAATCAGAACCGTCATCAGATCGGGCCCTGCCTCTGGGTTCGGGTTGACATGGTTGCCTCACCCTTTCCGGTCAATCCGGAAAGCATTGACATCAGGTCCATGCCCTGCGGCTGTTGACTGCCTCCAGGAAGGCCCTGAGGGCCGCCCTGAGCGCCTGCGGCAGGGGTACCGGCACCAGGACCCATCATCTGCTCAAGCGGCCCGCCAGGGGCCGCCTGTGGCTTTTCTACCGGCTTGAAGATTTCAACCAGGGCATCCTGCACCGGAGTGCCCTTCTCTCGAAGATTGATCAGCTTGGCGATCCTGGCCAGAGCCTCATTGGGATCCTGTCCCTGAAGAGCCATCTGGGGGATGGCGGAGGCATAGGCCATGATCCCCTGCTTCGCAGCGTCTACGAACTGTTCGATGTCGATCTGCGCCTGCATCTGGACCACGTCAATCCCCATCGGAAGCTGACGCTGGAAGAAGTCACGAGAGATGAGCTGGTCACCGCGCAACTGAAGGAGGCCGACAATCGCCCTCGCGGGGTCCTGGCCAGCAGCGAAACCGTACGTGACGTCGACGGTATGGTCGCCCTTGATGTCCTTACCTGGAATATAGGTCTCTTCGAACGGTGTTCCCTGAGCGGTTCCACGGATCGTCTTCTTCTCATCAGGCCAGAGGGCCTCATCCATCTCGAAGCAGAGCTCGACGGCGAGGCGAAGGGCCTCGCCTATCACAGTCTGACCAGTGGTCACGACCGTGTTGAACCCGCCCATCAGGGCCTGGACACCCTTGCCGGTAATGATGCTGGCGTCGATGTTTCCGGACCGGGCCTCAGGAGTTCGAGTGCCGGACCGAAGCTCCTGGTCCAGCATCGCCTGCTCCTGGTATGAAGCCTGCGGAACATCGATACCGACACGACGGATCTTGTCCGGGTTGTCAGTACGAAGCACGGCGTCATCGCCGAACGTCATCTGCTGAAGATCCCGGGGGACTGCCAGCGGAGCACGAACAGTTTTCTCCGTGGCCTCAAGGCCCAGAAGGGCCATGCGGGCCTTGGCCAGATACACCCAGATCGCGTCATCGTACGCACCACGGATCTCGTTGTCGTATCCGGGCCGCTTGCCGATCGAGACGTACACCTTGCCGAGGAAGTTCTCCTCATCCATCAGTGCCATGTTCCCGTGCTTCGGCATGTAGATGACCATGCGGTCACCGTCGATGTACTTGACAAGTTCGATCTCACGCTCGGACCAACCGGCCTCCGGCCCTTGTCCAGTGTTGTTGCCCTGGAGCAGGCGGAGGAGATTGGGGACGTGAGAGAACTTCTGGACCAGCCTGATCGCTGGTTCCTTGTATACCTTGGTGTAGGACTTCAGCCTGCCGAACATGTCCCATTCGGGATACACGCCCATCGGGTTCTCGACCCGGATGTGCGGGCGCTTGTCCTCGAAGTTCGGCTCAACGCAGTAGAGGACCATTCCGTACGTGCCGTAATGGTCAGCTGCCACAATCTGCTTGCCAGAGTTCAGGCCCGAAGCCTGAACGTAGAAGTTGGCGACCTTGGTCTTCTTGGCCGAGAACTTCTTCGACCGGTCAGACGTCATCGTTCCGGTAGAGCAGTTGATGCTGGGCATCGTGCCCATCACTTCCGCCGTGTCGCGAGCGGACGTGTCGATCAGGTTTGCAACGATAGGACGGGGCCATGCATCAGGCATGGACCCCGGTACGACAGTCTCGATATCGCCAGAGCGTACGTCGTGAACATTCGCCCACCTTTGATCTCTATCCGAGCTTGCTCGCCTGAGGCTTTCAACCCTCTGGGTGATCTCCTCAATCGTTCGCACGGTGGGCCTCCAGGTAGTCAGCGGCGGCCCTTAGCCATTCCGGATTGTCCTCGAACTTACCGATAGACTGATTACACGGGGAGCACAAGAGCGATCTGACCTTGCCCGTGGTGTGACAGTGGTCGATGTTCCACATCCCGCTAGGGTGTTGCGGGTCGTCCCGCTTGCAGATGGCGCACACGTTACCCTGCGCCTCGGCCATCGATAGATAGTCATCGTGGGTCATGCCGTAATTACGGGCAAGGTTCCACTTTCGGCTACGCTCCTTCTTAATCTCTGGAGCGAGAGTGGCCCGGTATCGCCGGGCCCTAGCAGTTGAGCAAGTTCGACATTCGTAGGACGCTGTGCGCCTACTGCCGTTCCAGCGCTGCCCAGGCGAGAACTGGTCGTCACCCTTGAAGAGCCCGCAAAACGAGCATCGGTTTACGCCTGCGGGGAGTCTGGCATTGAGGTCTCGCACAAATCGCTTTTCTGCGGCAGTCTTTGCCATGACACCTCCTCGTTACTTGGCGATAAGCTGCTGAACCAGCTTCGTCAGTGCGGCGACCTCGGCTCGAAGCTTACCGACCAGAGCGTTGGTGTCACGCTGGTACCAGTAAGCATCGCGGGTCTCGTTCTTGCCCTTGTAGGCCCAGAAATCTACAGGCTGCATGTCATCCTTAGGGGTAGTCGGTGCTCCAGGCTCAAGCTTGCCGGAGTGCACAAGGGAATACATCGCATCGCCAGGACAGTCCGTCGCGTAACCATCACGGTGTCCCTTGATGTCGTTGCCCGCACCCTTGGAGCGGAGATATCGGATCAGCTCCTTAATCGACGCAACAGCAGCGGCGCTGGGGGTTACGACCCCAGTGGTGCCGCCCATCCAGAGAATGGCGTTGTGCGGTCGATTAAGGGCCTGGTTCCCATTCGCTCCTGTCCGCTTACCCCAGCCACGACCCTCGAAGATCGTACCGTGGTTGCAGACAGCCCAGTTGTACGCGACATCCGAATACCCTTCTGCCGTGTTTGCCAAGTGCGAGTTCCGGATCGCGGTCCAGCGACCGGCACACTTGCTGTGCTCTACGACGGGCACCGGAGTGCCCTCGTAATGGATTTTGCATCCCAGCACGGGATCAGTCTGATCAGGGGCGGCCGAAGCTGGCCAGCCGAGCTCAGAGCGAGATACGTATTCCATCAGTTCTGCCACCAGGAGTTCCCGGCCGCAGAAGCGGCCGTGCTGAGATAGTCAAGGTCAACCGTCACGCGACGCTGCTTGTCGCGGGCGGACTGGAATTCATTTGAGAGATGGAACACGGACTCGATCTGATTGACAAGCTCACGCGCCCGGGTCTCTGCGAACCACAGAGCCATCACGGTGTCATGCTTGCCCTTGGTCTGAGGGAACCAGGTGGTCAGTTGCTCGACCAGCATCTTCACTCCCTCCGCCTGGCTCCGGCTCGGAAGCCGGATCAGGCCCTTACCATCGGTCGCACCATCGAACAGCATCGACATGGAAGCAACACCGAAGTCGATGTCGTTCTTGTTGTTGCCGGTGAAGTGCTCCCTCAGGAGGCACCCTCTGGTGCCGAGAAAGTTACGGAGATCCCGGTTCTGTGTGACCATCAGGTTCATCGCGTTCTTCTCGATGCACCACTCGTTCACGTGGTACTTGACGGTCCACTCTTTGATCTTGTCGAAGAGGTCGTCAGGCTTGCAGTTGGCCCGGGTCCACACATCAAGCACCCATCGCACGCCGGTCGCTCTGTCGATTCCGAGGATGATCGCGGCCGAATGGCCTGTGATCGCGGGGTCAAAGCCTCCGACAATGTGGAGACCATCCATGCCATGAGAGCGATGTCCTGGTGCTCCATGCACCATATGCCCGGCTGCTCGCATGCCATCGATCGAGGCGATGACGTTTTCGGTCTTGAAGATCTGGTCACTCGACACCTGCTCCTGCTGGTAGACCATCGCCCAGTTCTGTGGGCTTGAGGTAGCCCTGCGACGCGCTAGAGCTCGCCCGGAGTGCCAGGGGAATAGACCATCCTCGTTAGCCTCAACGAGACGACGAGCACCGAGTGAGACCGGCGGCCGATTGGTCCATGGGGCCAATACCATCCAATCGTCAACATCATCTGCAAACTCAAGAACAGCGGGCTGAGTGAGATAAGTCCAAGGACTCTCTTCGTCTTGCCCATACCACTCAGGCTTCTGGATCTCAGAATACAGCTCAACAGGTGCAAGTCGCGTCCCCACCAACAGGAGAGTCCCTCCCGGATAACTGAGACGGTTGATGACCTCTCGCTGGATCCAGTCGATCTGCTTCTCGAACTCATGGGCGTTCTTTCCCGTCACAGTGTCATCAAGGATGATCAGGTCTGCACGGTTACCGTAGATCTGACCGTTCATGCCCAGAGCCTGAACCGTAGGCGTAGCCTCACCGGAGTCACGAGCTTCAGCGTTCACGTAGATCGCATCAGCCGTCCAGGACGATGAGTTCGCATCGAAGCCCCCATCAGGGGCGAACTGAAGCTGAAGCTTCTTGTACGCGGGGTTGGCACCAGCCAGACGATCCTTGATCGCCCGGAGGAACCGCTTCGCCATCTCCTGAGTCTGGGACACGATGATCACACGGATGTTCGGGTCCTGACAGATTCGCCAGGTGGTGTAGTTGACCGTGATCGTCGTGGACTTCGAATGCTCGGGAGGAGTGTTGACGATGACCATCCCGGGGTCACCCTTGTGGTAGTACTGCGAGGGATGAAGATCCCTGGGGTCCCTGCCTTCAAGGATGTCGTACCACTGAAGCTGATGCCAGAAGAGCTTGGTGTCCAAGTACTCTTCACAAAACTCCGGAAAGTCAGGCATGGACTCACGAGCCTCGGCCTGACCCTCTGGGGTCTTCATCAGCTTCGCCCGCTCCATAGCGGCACGAAACTCCTCATCACTCCGTCGCCAGTAGGTGATCGTCTGAGGAAGGATGTTCAGGTCCCTGGCAGCAGCGGCCTGAGAGAGGCCGCTCTGCATGTAAGCAAGGATCGTCTCCTTCTTCTGCTTGGCAGTCATCTCCTTCGCACCGACGATTACTTTAGCCACGAGTCACCTACTGTTATATATAAGTGCACCCTCTTGCGCAGGAGTGTCCGAAGGACAATGGGCGCCTTACTGTGCAGATGGTCGAAGAAGTTCATAGTCAGCTACGGGCCCCTCCAGGGGGCCCTAGCGGGGGCGGAAGGGATTCCCCGAAGGGGATTGGAGATGAGATCAGGAGCCCCCTGAAGGGGCTCCGTAAGAGTTTGAATGATGGCGGAGGAAGTGGCGTGGTTCTGGAAAAGAACAGACCTCTCCATTGTGCAGTTAACAGTCGAACTCTACGAGCCCCCTTCAGGGGGGCTCTTGGTTGTTTGTAGTATCTATATATAGATAGCCATGGTACTGACGGGGGGTCGTGTGGTCCCAGACCAAGTGTTACCGAACCTTTACCAAAGTTATACGGAGAGTGTATAGATTTTGGGGGTTTCGGCTACACAGCGTAGCGTACCGGCTGAACGATTTGACAAGTACCGTCACTAGTCTAACCGGTTACGCTCCTGACAACACTGTCGGGGTAAGGGTACCCTAAGTAGAAATATGGTACATTTCTAAGGGGTCTCACACACACCATCCCGCGCCAGATAATAAACACCCGGGTCCAGATATCACCATGTGTCCTGATTTTCCCTCCGTGTCGGACATGTGCGAGTGTGGGGAATCTTGGGCGAATGTGTGCACACAGGGCAGGACATGTCCAGATTTCGTGGGGCATGTGATATCAAACACATAGGCGCGCCCACATGTACACACATAGGCGTGATTAACAGGGCGATGTGTTAAGATCGGGGGAGAATACGGACAATGCGCATGGTTTGGGAGGGATGGGACTATGACCACAGAGGCGCGCAAGACATGTGCATGTGGACAGCCACGGCATAACGGGGCGAAGTGTAGAGAGTGCTACAACATGTACATGAGGGACTACATGGCTAGCAGGCGCAAGAACCACACGGGCGGGGCAAGGGGCTACGACCTGCGCACTAAGTATGGAATCACCCTTAATCAGTACAGCACCATGCTTTTGGCTCAAAACGGACAGTGTGCTATCTGTGGGGCGGATGACCCAGGAGCTAACAAAGTGTTCGAAGTGGACCATGACCACGCATGCTGCGACAAAGCAGGATCATGTGGGTCATGTGTGCGTGGACTGTTGTGTACTAGCTGCAACACGGGCATAGCTCGCTTCAAGGACAATCCGGACACTCTTCTCTCCGCCATCAAATACCTACAAGCCTGGACATCCTGACCCTCCCTACGCGTGCGCGCGTGTTCCCCCTCTGGCTACGGCCGAGGGGGATTTCTCTTGTGCAAACACCGTGAACACCCGCCCACCACAGAAGTTCTTACGTTCTTCCGGCCAATCCACAGGAAGTTTTGCGGTGAGAGTGGCACGTAGGCAGGCGATCTTCCTGAGTTCGACGGAGAGTGAGTGAAGCCCTTGTAAACATGACTCACGGTCACGTGGGGCGTGACCTGCACTGATGCATGAGTTGCCAGCAAATTCCAGTGAATCTCAGTGATTTGCAGCTCTCGGGCTTGGTCAAGCACTCGTAAAACAAGGCCTCTGACCTGCGATGCTTCACAAGACCTGTGAGCAAACGGCAATGTTCTCGTTGTCAGCACGACAGCCCAGCAAGACCGGGCCAGGCAGCTGGCAGAGCAAGAGGATCGTCTGTCGCACCCGGCCCTCAAGGGCCGGAGAGATAGGTAGCGATCTGGACCAATGGGTGGACTCAGTACCTGATACGGCTGAGTGACGCGGCCAAAGGCTCTCCGGTACGTCCCGGCAGGAGCAACGGTGCGGCCGTCAAGCACCATCTATGGATCGGCTGGACCTTGAGAACTCAACAGTGCGCTACGTATCGACAGCGTGGAATTCCTGGCTTAGACCCGGGCCCTTGCGGGGCCCGTGAGACTTGTCGGCTGCGGTCCACGTCCGATGCGAATCTCTCTTTCCCTTATCCAGCCTGCCTGGTCATTCGTGGTCAGGATGGGCTGGAGGGTGGTGGGTGTGTCGTCTCAGATGACTAACCAGCGGCCACGCCGTATGGACACATCCTCCGCCCTGGGAGCCGCTTACAGCGGCTCTCTGAGCAAAGGGAGAGAATCATGAAGTACACGAACGACAACTGGCTGATCAAGCCTGCCCGTCGCGTCAAGATCCGCCAGAACAAGGTGAACGGCTACTTCGAGGTCTACGACTTCGAAACTGGCCTCACCCTGGCGAACACGCAGGCTGAGACGGCTGCACGCATCGCTCGCCGCAAGATCGAGGCCAGCAAGCGGTTCAGGCCGCGTGTGCACATCTGCTCTGCCCTGCTTCCCAACCCGGAGCCGTGGGCATGGAAGAACGGTCAGGGCGACGAGTCCATCCTTGCTCTCATGGATGTCCACCGCCACTACTTCCACCTGGAAGCCTGATGAGCGGCCGGAGAACGTGCACTCAGTGCGGGGCTCGTGGCTACTACCCTGAAGTCAAGGGTGAGCAGTGGTTCAAGCCCAACAAGCACGATGACGGCATCGTCGACATCTGCAAAGCCTGCAAGGAGAAAAGCGTGAACCAGTTCGAGTACGTCACCGCTACCGCCGGATACGTGCACTGCTCGTGTTTCGAGTGCATGGACATCACGGTGGCTACCAGTAATGGCAGCCTGTGCTGCCTGTGTGAGGATGCTGGCTGTGAGAACAGTGACAGCTGCCAGCGTGACGACATCGACGAATGAGCATTGAGCGCACGGCCTTCGGGCCGTGCGTTGACTTGCCTATTCGGCAGCCAAAGGGAGAGATCATGAGCGAGTACACAAAGCATATTCGCGACAATTGGGGCAATGCCTACACCGTCAAGGTCAACAAGATCGGTGGCGGGACTGTGGGCCATGTCTACCAGGGCGAGTACTGGGATGTGGTCATCGTCGATTCAGACGGTACGACCGTGTGGAACTCCATGGGATTCAGGTCCCAGGGGCTCCGGATCGGCCGGGCCGTAACCCACGAGGACGCCGCGTATGAGGCGTTCGGGTGGTATGAAGACACACTGCCTGAGTGACCATTGAGCCACGGGAGCCCCTTCGGGGGCTCCTTGGTTGACTTGGCTATTCAGCCTACAAAGGGAGAGATCGAAATGAACAACAAGCCGAAGTACTTCGCCACGTACCACGGGCCCTCCTACGGCTCCTGGGACGCGAGTGAGTACCTGATGGGGTTCCCTTCACTGAAGAGCGCCAAGCGGGCTCTCAGGGACTTCCAGGGCGGTTACGTGGGGTACGACGAGTACCTCCGGAACCCGGACGGCTACCACGTTCCGTGGCGGATGGGTGAGTACATGCACTCGCCTGCGACCACGGATCAGGACTACATGGATGTGTACTACGCCATTGAGACCAACACCCCGGGTGTGTATTCCATGGGCGAGCACGCCTACCGCCTCACGGTGGGGGCTCGTGGCGGAGTGGTGGTGGAGAAGGCGTGATCAGGGAACTCTGGAGTTTCTTTCGCCGCAAGCTGCGGAAGGGCAACGGCGCGCGATGGGCGCTGAGCTACACCTTGTGGCACTACAGGTGGCTACGCATCAAGAGCGATGAGGCCAAACTTATGAAGTGGCTCAATAACGAGTAAGTGACCAATCTTGCCGGACGTCTCGTACGTCCGGCTTGACGGCATCACTTGCCGAACAGCGTCACAGCGAAGCTGTGCGCAAGAGCGTGCGACCTTGTCGCAACGCGAGAAAAGGGAGAGAAATGATGCAGCGAATCATGCAGAGCGACCTGGACGCGGCCCTGAAGACCTACACCCTCCGCCTCAAGGCTCTGGGCATGGAAACCGAGGGTATCGCTCTGATCAACGGAAACAAGCGGCTCGGAAACAGCTTCAACCTGATCCGCATCAACCCGGAGAACGGCGGACACGAGGTGCCTCCGGGCGTCTCTGGGGGGTTCCTCGGGTGGACCAAGGGTGAGGCGTACGACCGTCTCTGCACGATCAATTACACGCTGGCCGACGTTCTGTACCACCTGGAAAGCTAGTCTGTGACTACCCATCATCAGCGTGCCTTCGGGCACGCTTTTGGTGGCAGCATCACAGGTTGATGTGTAGCGACAGCGCCACAGCGAAGCTGTGCGCAAAGGCTCAGCGGCTCTGCCGCTAGCGCAAAGGGAGAGATGATGAGTTTCAGTTTTCCGGAGAATCCGGAATACGAATTCTCGGTGTACGCACGTACTCCGTACCTCGATGACGATGTCCTCGGGGGGTACTTCGGGGCTCTCGAATACGTCGGCGAGTACGCGATCGTCACCGGATACAACGGTGAGGCGTGTGAGGTCGAAGGCGAGTACGCCACGATGATCCTGCGTGTGGGCAAGAAGTCCGTGGCGGAAGCGATGGACAGTCCTCACTGGAAGGAGAAGGTTCTCTCCGCCTACGGGAGTGACAGCGTGGTCTACATCCGGGACATGCACATGATGGCGAAGGCCTCCTGCACCGATCTCATGAATATCTGACGGGAAAGGTGTAGGCATCGTGAAGCGAGTGTCCGAGGACATCGAGGCCGTGGGATACTACTATGCGGACAGTGCGGAGGTGGTCTATGCCAGACTCGCTCCGTCCAGCTGCGCAATCTACGATTCGCAGCAAGAGGCGCTAGGCAACAACTACGACGCAGAAAAGCTCTACCGCATCACGTTCAAGGTGGAGCCGGTTTGATCCGATCCGGGGCTTTCGGGCCCCGGGCGGTTAAGACTGCACAGGATAGCCGAAACTTAAGTAGGCGAAGAGCTGAGGCCGAACATGACGGGTCGAAACGTTATGGATGGGGCCCTAAGGGTGTCGTTCCCCGACGCTCAGCGATGGTCTGACACACGCCATCGGTTCTGTGCAGTCCTATCCGCAGCAAGCGGAAGTGAAGAGAGATGCGGCTATAAGACGTCAGGGCGTTTGTTCTCCCTTTCCCCCTGGCGTCCTAAGGCCGCATCTCTCTTGTCTTCAAGGGGAGAAACATGTTCGAGCATGAGATCGGCACCGAGTTCCGCACCGAGTGGGGCAACCACAGGAAGATCGTCGGCCGCATCAAGGACCATCTCGGGACCAGCTGGTATTGGGTCGTGGACGAGGATGGCGATCCACTGACGCACTCTGTGGACGGCATGCGTCAGTGGACCAAGATCGAGCCCTTCTTCGAGGAGGGCGACACGTTCGAGATCAACGTCACCTCTCCCAAGAAGGGTGAAGTCCTGTTCGTGACCGAGGACCGAACTGCCGCTCTCGTCAAGTTCACTCACGACAGCGCCGTGCATTACGACTCGGTCACCGACTGGACCTACCGCCAGGCCGAGAACATCAAGCACAAGAACTAGGTGTAGTTGGTCGAGGACACGCCCCTTTCGGGGGCGTGTCTTTTCTTGCTATCCCTAGCCTTCGTACTGCTGCTCCTGGAGAGCGAGTGCAGACGCTGTAGTGCCCCTAGAACGGACAGAATGCCCCTTCTGGAGGTCTGACAGCGGCACCCGGCCCAATTCCTTCTGGAGCGCCTTGACGGCGCTCTCAGCCCTTCCCTGGGCTGTCGACTTGGAGATCTCCAGGGCCTCGCCCAGCTGCGAGAGTGAGAGGTTCTGCTTGTACCGCCACACCAGGACGTTGTAATGATCGTCACTGATGAGGTCGAGCCCCCTCTTCACATCCGCTAGCATCGCGAGACGATCGCCTGTCTGGTTGACCAGGCCCTTCGCGTGAGGCATTCCCGCCTCACCGAACACGCCGAACGTCTGCCAGTTCTCGTAATCCCAGACTTGCTCAAGCAGAGACTTGAGCTGCTCAATGGTGTAGACGAACGTGTCATCTTCGGAGTAACCGTGCACTGCTGCGTCCTCCTTGAGGGCGTAGTCCATGGCAGCACGGTTGATCAGCTGGTAGAGCCTCGCCTCCCAGGACTCCGAGTCGGTCATGATCTTAGAGACCATGCCGCGCCGTTCATATGCCCATACATACAGTGCCGACTCCACGTCGTCTCGATCGACGTACTTGGGGAACTGAGATGCCGTGGAGTCGGCAATCTTCTTCAGCAGCGGCGCGAGCCGCGTGATGTCGAGCATTAGTACCGCTTCCCATTCAGATAGAACTTACGGTCTGTGGCTGTGATGAGCTCCGGCCAGACTCGCTTACCGTCGTCGCGCAGCAGCGCGAACGACATGACCCACGACACGGCTCCGTCCTTGACGTATGACGCCTGTACCGGGTCCATGATGCTTCCCACGTTCATCGTGAATCGTGGGCTGACCTTGCCTTCAAATCCGAAGGCGCGGTGAATGATGAAAGGCTGATGGGTGTGCCCGAAAACGAAACTCTTATCGGCCCCATACCGGTTGCAGAACTTAGTGTTCCAGGCGGATGGGGACGAGGAGTAACCTCCCGACTCGTGGCCATGCACGGCATATGTGTTGGTTGCGACTCGTACTGGCCCCGATGCGTAGTCAATCCGGAGTTCTTCAAGCCCGAAGAGAGATTCGGTGGAGAGTGCTTCAAGTGTGGAGAGTGGAGCGGCGTACTGCTTCACAAAGTCTCGGAGACGCATGTCATGGTTTCCTTCGAGCCACGTGATCTCCGAGGAAGGTGCCGCACACCTCAGCTCCGTCAGAAACTCTCTAAAGCCATTGATGTGCGCCTGAAGAGTGGGAGCGTATTCACCCGCAGTTCCCTTGGACCAGCGTGAGACCTGGGGGAAATCGATGCCGTCCCCGATCTGAAGGATCGCGTCCGGCTGGATGTCCTCGGCAACACTGATGAGCTTCTTAAGCATCAGTGCATCGTGGTACGGGTACTGAATATCCGGAAGTATCAGTGTTGTACGAGTCATGAAAGGGATTGTAGCACACAATGAATGCACGCAAGAAGATCGATCGCGCCAGGATCGACATTCCCGAGCAGCAAGCCAGGAAGCTTCGGGAGATCTCCGAGCAGCAGGGCATGTCATTCGGGTACCTGGTTCGCCGGGGACTCGATCTGGCAATCGAGCTGTACGCGGATGCAGAAGTCTGCCCGTACGACCACCCCCACACCCGCAATTGGTGCGGGTACGACGCTTGCCGGGAGAAGTGATGAACGAGTACGAATCGAAGGATATGAAGTCCATGCTCAGCCATCTAGAAAGGGCGTGGCGGCTGAGCGCCGACGATGACGTCACCGAGGCGATCAACGACGTGATCGACATGGTTCGCGAGAAGCTGAACAAGGAGAGCCAGTGAACACAGAGAACTATCCCGAGGTCTCCATAACCGGAGCTCCTGGCTACTCCGACTTCCAGGGATGGCTTCTGATGGAGACGCTCCGTGTCGACGGGGTGCCGATGTCCGTGGTCGGGTTCGAGTGGGAAGGGAAGCGCGACTTCGAGCTCTTCCAGTCCCGGTACGTGGAGCTGATCTGAGATGTGACGCAGGTCACATCTCTGGTGGGAATTTTTCTGGGGCGCCCAACGTTTCCCTTTACAGAGTGTGCTTGTGACTCTGCCGAGGGCGCCCCAGCGTCCCTCGGAGTGCGGCTGCAAAGTTGAATCACTGCTAGAGGTCTGATGTCAGTGAGCCAGGGCGCCCCATCAAGGGCGCCTTGTGTTCATCTACTACTAACGGAGCCCCTTCAGGGGGCTCCTAAAGAGGGCGGAGAGAAAGTGAAGGGATGGCAGCATCAAGCGGCCTGCAAGGGCAGGCCTGAACTGTTCTTGCTGGTTGACCGGGAGTCTGGTTTCGGACGAGACATCGAAGACTCCAGGGCCAGGGATCTTGCTATCAAGTCGCACAACCTGAGCAACATCAAGAAGGCTCTGGAGATCTGCGACCGCTGCCCAGTGGCTGATCTGTGTGACGAGGATGCTGATAGTGATGACCGGATGTGGACTGTTAGGGGTGGAAGGCCTCCGACTTCACTCAGGCTTCGAGTTGCCGGTCGACCTAAGCTGGAAGGTCTCGACGATCGGGCCTGTCGTAACGGTCACATCGGTCACTACAAGCGCAGAGCTGATGGCTCTGCATTCTGCACCGAGTGCAAGCGTGAGCGGGATCGGGCTGCTTACAGTCCGGTTCCTCGGAAGCAGCCTGACTATCTCCCTGGCGTGTGTGCTCATGGACATGTCGACATGCTCGGCAAGAATTCCAGAGGGCATCGCAAGTGCTACATGTGCGACAGAATCAGGATTGCGAAGCGTAAGGCTGCTAGAATGTCCTCATGACTTCCCTTCCGCCCCATATCTCGTACTCTCAGTACAATTCGTACGTCAGGTGTCCTCGTGCTTGGTATCTGGGTAAGGTGGCTGCCGCCGAGGAGCGGCAGACCTGGTTCCTGCCTATCGGTACTGCTGTTCATCAGATGGTTGAGGATCACCTAGAGGCCACCATGAAGTGGCCTGAGTATGATCCCCCCACTCTCTCCGCCGAGGATTACTTTTATCCCCTGGTTGAACGACAGATGCAGGTTGACCCCGACCACAAGAATTGGCTGAAGTCGACCGCATCCGATGGTCCACTGACCGAAGCCCGTGCCCTTAGGCACGTGCGTGAGTGCTTCTCTAAGGCTCTCGAATTCCTGGATAAGGTAGACGTCTGGGAAGTGGAGTTCGACGCCTCAGGCAGGCTTCCAGGGCTGTCTGTACCCATCAAGGCGTACGTCGACATCATCGGTGAGCACAAGAAGCATGGCCCGGTGATCCTTGACTGGAAGACCGGGAAGCAGAAGCCCAAGGACAACTTCCAGCTTGAGACGTACCAGGCTCTGCTTGCCGACAGCAAGTTCGAGAAGATGGATCTCAGGGGTACCCCGTTCACTGGCCTGTGGGCTATGCTTCACCCCGAAGCCAGCAAGGCCAGGCCTATCAGTCTGGATCATGTCGACCCGGCCGAGGTCGGAGCCAAGTACCAGGCCGTGTACGAGAAGATGCAGGCCAAGCTGTACCCCACTAAGTACAGCAAGTACAACTGCGGCATGTGTTTTCAGCAGGACAACTGCATCATGAAGTCAGGGCCCACGAAAAGGGCGAAGTACTACGACAAGGCGGCTGAGGATGGGTTCCCGTTCTAACCGAAAGCCCACGTTTGAGGACGTTCAGGCTGCGATCCGAGAGATTGAGACTGCGATCGAGGTCGCTCGGTCCATGGGCATCACGCTTTCGAGGTACAGCTACTCTTTGAGCGGTAACAGGGAGTGGCTGGACGTATCTGCCGACATCGAAGGCACTCGCGTAAGCAAGACGATCACCCTGGTAGGCGACGATGTCGGCTGAATGGACAGGCGAGCCGCCCGACCCCTCGCTGGGACCACCACAGCCGAGGTACGGTAACCCTCTCAAGGATGGTGCCGAGATACTGATGGGCACGATCGCTGCACTGAGGCAGACTCAGGTCAAGCTTGAGGTTCATGGCAGGGTGCTGGTTCTGCGGGATGGCGACGAAGTGTACGCTGTTGGATTGGTGGACAATGCCGACTGACGCAGAGTGGTACAGGTACGTCAACCATTACGATGATGACGACCTGTGCGTGATGTGTCGCGAAGAGACTGCCGACCCTGATAGCCTTGAGGGTATGTGCAACTGGTGCGAAACGGAGGGCGAGGATGAGTAAGTACAAGTATGAGTTCGGTGTCAGCACCAACTACATCGGCTCGGAGGCCAAAGAGATCGTTGACCTGGTCGATGACTGGGGTTACGATGAGTCCGACCTTGATGGTCGGACCGAGGAGGACATCCTTGATGAGCTATACGGGCAGCCACTCGAAGATTTCGTTGGCAATAGCATCGAGAGTTGGGTGAGTCGGGTCGATGGCTGAGATCGAGTTCACCATCCCGACCGTGCAGTACGGCAACGCCAAGATTCGGATGACTCCGCAGGAGTTGTACGAGTTGAGCGAGGGCGGCGTCAGTCTGTACGATGTCGGCATGAAGGCAATGGAGTTCCTGTCTCTGGTGACCCAGGGGTTCGAGGCTGGCAAGCAGATCGACTTCACCCCTCAGAGTGTTACCGGCCAGTACCAGGAATCTCCGGAGAAGGAAGCTCTTCGCGAAACAGGTCGACTTTCCGGACTGGAGCCGCATCCGATCACGGAGGCCACCCCCGAAGAGGTCGAAGAGATCATCAAGACCCTCGGAGCCACCACGGTTGAGCCGTGGACCAAGACCCCCGCACCTTCCACCACGCCCAAGGCGTGGGACATCGACGTCTAGGAGACGCAAAGCATGGCAACCTTCGACGACCTGTTCAACCGGAACACCGCCTTCCTCAAGTGGAACGCCGAGGGTGAGACCCTGGTGTTCGTGGTAGATGGCGAGCCCAACGGGGCCGCCCCTCAGAAGGACTTCAAGACCGGGCTCAAGAAGTTCATGGTCGAGACCGAGGAGCCCAACCCTGCTAAGCCGGGCAAGAACAAGTACAAGGTCATGACCGAGGACCAGTTCGATCCTGCGGAGCTTGAGAAGAAGGAGCTGAACTTCTGGGCTCTCACTCAGATTGAGATCCCGGTGCGGGTGGTCGCTCGCAAGAACGCTCAGGGTGAGGCTCTTCCGCACACCGAGTTCAAGACGGACTGGGAGCTGACCGAGAACCAGAAGGAGCGACTCAAGGACGCTCTCATGGAGGACAGGTCGATCAAGATCGAGAAGGGTACGATCATCGGCGTCAAGTGCATCGACTTCTTCGGGAAGCCCCGCAAGTACGCGATCAAGCTGAAGGCTGGTGAGTGATGGGCTTCGTCGGCAGCTTCAAGAAGGCGTTCAACGTGGAGCTGGATAAGAAGATCCGGCCTCACGTGAAGACTGCGCTGGCCAACGCTCTCGCAAACTGGGACATCGACGTGCACAGCGAGACCCTCGATGACATGACCGACGACTTCTTCTTCTACTTCAAGAAGTCCGTGGAGTCGAAGTGATCGCCCTCGTTTTCCATACGCTCGGCGGGATCATCGCTTCGGTGATCGTACTCGCTGCGCTGTTCGGGTTCTTCGGAACCAAGAAGTCTGAGTAGGAAGGGCGGGGCTTTAGGGCCCCGCCTGTAGGGCCGGTAGCTTAACGGCAAAGATGCTTGCTGTAATAGGCAGGTGATCCTGGTTCGACTCCAGGCCGGTCCACGTGGTAATCAACCAAGGAGGAAACATGGACGCACGAAAGAACAGTCAGATCGTAGCCAAGGGCTCGGAGACCGAGTGGGCTGAGGTACTTGAGGATCTGGAGCAGGCGGAGGACGAGTGGGGCGAGCTGGAACTCAGCGATGGCACCAGGTACCTGATGATCGCCCTCAAGAACGCGCTGAAGTAGATGCAGGTTTCCTACACTATCGAGCGTGACGATACTTCTGGTGCGGACTACTACATGGTGGTGGCCACAAAGGAGGAGTGGGAAGAGATCATGCGCAACGTCGATGGCATCGGCCATTCCCGGGCGATGCTTGATCTTCTTCGAGGGCTGAAGAACTGGGGTATGCGTAAGTGAAGGCAGAGAGTGAAGTCTCGTTCACGGCAACGATCAATGAATGGCGAAAGATCCGAGCTATTCTCGTCTACGAGGGTGTGGACATGAGCAAGGAGCCGATCGTCAAGCACTTCATGGATCTGCTCGGCGAGCTGGGTGACCAGTGACAAAGACTCTTCATCGCACAGTCAAGCGGGGCGTGTCGGCGGGTGAGCCACTGCCTACGCCCTGGCCCATCTTCGACAAATACGGCATCTCGATCAGGCGTGGATCTATTTCCATGATTGCCGCCCCTCCGGGCGGCATGAAGTCCACGCTCGCACTCAACATCGTGAATCAGATGGGGCCCGAAGTTCCCACTCTGTACCACTCGTCCGACTCGGATGACTTCACGATGGCGAGCCGAACGCTCGCCATGCTCACCGGCAAGACCACCGACGAGACTGAACTCATGGTCATGGGTCAGTCGGATCTGGCGTACGGAGTTCTTCAGGACTTCGAACATGTGCGCTGGTCGTTCCGGTCTTCGCCTACGATCGAGCACATGAAGCTTGAGGCGGAGGCGTACAGGGAGATCAAGGGAACTTACCCTCACCTCACCGTCCTCGACATCATGATGGACGTCGACTATCCGGGCGTGCCCGAGCAGAATTACTGGGCACTGATGGCGGAGCTGAAGGACCTGGCCCGTGATCAGGAGACCGCTCTCGTGGTGGTTCACCATACGTCCGAGTCCGCTAAGGCTGGCTCTCCTCCGCCCCGTTCGGCGATCATGGGCAAGGCGAACCAGCTTCCGGCTTTGATCATCACCCTTTGGGGTGATGCCAGGAAGCAAGAGCTTCAGGCCGCTGTGACCAAGAACCGGTTCGGTCCCCAGGATGCGATGGCTCGTGACATTTTCTGGATGAAGGCGGAGCCGAACATCATGAAGATCTCCGAGATGGATCAGAAGATCGAAGTTCCGCTCGTGTTCCACGACGGACCTGGAGTCCGTCCCGAAGATAAGATCAACATAGAGGAGTTCTGATGATCGAGATTGTCATCGGCATGGTGTTTGGGCTTGTTCTTTACTATCTGATCTTCGTTGACTGATGGCCGAACTCACGCTTCTGAAGAAGCTGGCCAAGCTGATCGAAGAGAACGACGACATGCCCGACATCGAGCTGGCTGAACTCCTTCTCGAAACCATCGACGAGGAGCGAAGCAAGAAGAAGCGCATCCTCGTAGTCGGGCAGATCCAGTACGAGGGTCAGGAAGCTATCCATACGGTCGCTCTAGGGCCTTACAGCACAGCCGGTAAGCTGGATACCTATGAGAACTGGAAGGCCCGTAGCGAGGCCCACACGGCCTCGCGTGCAGAGGGTGGCAAGCTCGCCTGGGACACGTCAACCAAGACAGGCAAGGGACGATTCATGATCGTCCCTCTGTTGAGGACAGCTCGGGATGCCTGGGACTTCTTCCGAGGTACAGCACAGGAGGAGATTTGTGAAACCATCGAGGCGGCAGAAGCCGAGTGGTCGATCCGAGGAGACCCTTCCGACCCTGACGTGGGAGCGGTTTGTATCTGCGGATTGCGAGAGTCCTCTTGGCCTTCGCACGCCAACGGCATCCGAGTGGTACCAGGATGTGAGAGACACCCGAAGGCTGTTCAAGAAAAAGTAACCGATGACTGGGATCTGGAGTTCTGATGGCCGAGGTAACCTGTTCTACATGTGGAGGGGATGGCTTAAGCCAGACCCCGCACCCGACGTACGATGCAAGCGGTAATCCTACGATCGAGATCCTGATCGGCACGTGCACCACGTGTCACGGACTGGGGAAGGTTGAACAGTGAATTACTACACCGTGAAGATGGGGTTCGAGCTTCCCGAGGGAACCACCGAGGACGATCTTTGGCACAAGATCTATGGATCGACCAAGCACTCTGGCCTTCAGTGGTGCATCGAAGGCGAGTTCGAGGACCATGGTCCAGTAGAGGATGAGGAGTGCGACTGTGAATAACGAGCACAAGAAGACCGAAGACCAGAAGTCGTCCGAAGCCAAGGATCACCCGCACTTCGGTCCGAACGAGTGCCCGATCTGTGGAGGCCCGATCCCATGCCTGAAGCATTGATCCTGCGACTGGTCAACTACTGCTACCTTCACGGGTGGGGAATCTGCGACGGAAGGAATCACTCGTGAGCCTGACGTCTGACAACTTCAACGAGCACGATGACTGCGTGATGGTCGGCCACCTGTACTGTGACCAGGGTTGCTGCTACCCGGACATCTGTCTTGTGTGCGGGTTCGGTTGTGACGACGAAGATCTGTAAGGTCCGTGAGGAGTAAGACATGCCTTCCGAGATCAAGTTCATTGTATGGATCAGCGATCACCGAGAGCCTGACGAGATCGACTGGCGGGAGATCGAAGAGATCCGAATCGAGCTCGACAGTGTGATCGACAACAGCTTTGAGTGCTCGGTAGACTTCGGGCATGTCGAAAAGTCGTAGCTGCAAGGACTGCAAGGAGGAGTGGGGGGGCTTCCCGCCCCCCGCTGCTTCCAAGCGTCCGACTCCCTATCCTGGTCCCCGATGCGCCACTCACCACCGCGCAAAGAAGAAGGCCGCCCGAGAGGCGGCCCATGGCAACCACATCTTCAAGACGTACGGCATCACCAAGGAGCAGTATGACGAACTTTATGAACGTCAAGGTGGAGCATGTTTCATATGCCAACGAGCTACAGGCGTACGTAAGCGCCTTGCCGTTGACCACGATCATGCGAGCGGTTACGTCAGAGGCCTGCTATGTGGACCCTGCAACAAAGTTCTCGGTCACTTTCGAGATGACGATCAAGCCTTTGCCCGAGGAGCCTTCTACCTCAGGCAGCCACCCGCTTACCGATGGATCGGGAGAGTAAAGCCAAATGATCAGCATTCAGATTGACGTCGACCGCGAGCAGGTCGAAGAGGCCATGATGGACATGACATCCGATGATCTCGTCGAGATGATTGTCTCGGTTATGGAGCGCGTCGGCGCTCCTCGCCTGGTCAAGTCCCTCATCGGCGAGCTCGGCGACACCTACGCCTATCTTGAGGAGACGTTCGGCGATGGAGCTGAGTGACGCAGAGTTCGAGATGCTGCACAACATCATCTTTGACGAGTGCATCTATCCGAGCCCAAGCAAGTACAGCGAAGAAGATACCGAGCTGATCTCCGACCTGTTCGAGAAGGTGAGCGATGAAGCGAAGCGACGTGGCTTTTGGTGGGCTCGATGATTGGCATCGACTGGGAAGGTGAGGCCGAGCACTGGAAGAACCGGTGGTTTCTGGTCAATCGGCTCGTCGCCGACAAGGATAGGAAGATCTCGGAGCTCCTGACCCACATCGGCAATCTCGAAAAGGATGGCCACTGGTCTCATGAGGAGGAGATCGGCATCTTCCTCACCATGCTGGAAGAGCGCCACCCTCAGTGGCGCGTGACCAATCAGCGTCGAGAGATTGCCAACCTGCACAAGGTTATCCGGAGGCTGAAGGATGAGCTTCGAGAAGCAAGAGGCGAATAACGACGGCAGGTTCCCGATCGTCCCGATCCTCATGCAGTATGGAGGAGAGTGGGCGGAGGATGGACTAGGCTGGCGCAAGTACAAGTGCCCGTTTCATGGGGACAGGCAGGCGTCCGCCTCGATCAACACCGAGCAAGGCGTGTTCAACTGTTCTGCCGCTAAGGGTTGCCCTACAGGCAACGCTGTACAGATCATCATGAAGGAAGAAGGTGTGTCGCTTGGCCGCGCTATCGAAAGAGCGCAGGAGATTTCTGGAAGCGACGGCTTCCCACTATCAGGCACACCTCGAAGTACTCGCTCCAATCCTGGAAGAGCGAGGGGTGGATCTGACTCACGCGCGGGCCGAAGGGCTCGGCGCAGTAGTTGACCCTCCGGATCTCCACGAGGAGTACGCCACTCGCCTGGCCATCCCGTACGTCACGGACTTCGGCATCGTGAACATGTCGTTCCGGTGCGTCAATCCTCAGTGCGAGGACGACGGGCATGCGATGTGCGGTGGCAAGTACAAGAAGATGCGTGGCTGGGAGACGAACCTCTACGGGGTTCGCTCCATCAAGGATGCGGACGACTGGATCGCCGTCACCGAAGGTGAGCTGGATTCCCTCATCCTCCGCCAGATCGGTATTCCCGCCATCGCGATCCCGGGGGCCTCTAACTGGAGGCCCCATTGGGGTCACGTGTTCGAGGACTTCTCCAAGATCTACGTGTTCGCAGACGGGGATTCGTCGGGGCATAAGATGTTCGAGACGATCCGAGACCGGCTCGACATGCCGGTCGTGGAGATTCCCATGAAGGCGGGGGAGGACGTGAACTCCTCGTACCTGAAGTACGGTCCTGAGTATTTGCTCGGAAAGGTGAAGAGGTGAAGCGCTCCGACCTGCCGACAGTCGTGGTGTTGGCGATGGTCAAGACGTACCAGATCAGGGCTTTCGAGGTTCTGAGCATGGTGTACCCTCCCAAGATCGTGCTTGCCGCGTTTGATCGCGACGTAAGCAAGGGGTATCTTGAGTATGGAAGTACAGTGACACGCCCTTGGCTTGAGCCTGAGGGATACGAGTTCATTTCTGAAACCTACGAAAAGGCGAAGCGCTGATGTACACCGCATGGAACGGCTACTCTGGTTCGGCATGGGTTATCGTCGAGGAGTACGAGCCCGACCACATCGAAGAGACCCTGACCCGGG